CTACTACGACCTAGTTAATAGGTCGTAACCCCCTCCGCAACGCGGAGGGGAGTCCACCTGAGCTTGGTGTTGACGGCATCAGGACGTCCATAACGTTCAAGATGATCACTGTCAGTGACTGGCTCATCACCGTTCCTTTGTTCAAGGGACAGCAAACACTTGAGCAGGGCTCCCTCTCCACTTACCGAAGATCTCGGTGGTTTTGAGGACGGAACCCAGGCCCTAACCATAGGTACCTGAGTATCCGGACACATCCTGTTCCCCTTTGGGGGTAATAGGGAGTGCCTGCCGAGCGCGGCTGATTCTGAATCGATCGTTGGGTAAAACCCATTCATGATGGGCTCCAACCAACGATCGAGCCAGGCAGCGGTCCTCCAGTAACCAGCGAAGTAAAACTGGTTGCGCAAGGATACCGTTGACATCAGCTCCTGAACGTTACTCCGTCCGGAGGCGAGGTTTCGACGTACGCGTACAGGTGTAACCCATACACCGTCGTAGTAGTCACCTCCGCAAGACTCTCTGAACTTCCCTGTCCAGAAAGACTTGTCAGTGTTTACCCGAAGACCAAAATCTTCGAGTGCACCGATGACGGAACGTGCATGATCCACGGGAACAATGATATCATCCCCGTAGACGCGCACCCGACCCGTATAGGACTTAATGTCCTTTCGGGTCAACTGGCGATTGGCGTCGCGCTCAATCCCTAAAAAGACCAGAGTCAGAAAGACCATGGCCTCGAAGGGGAAGCACAACGCAGAACCCATCGACGCGAACTTGGCGAGTCGAATCACTCGACCACCAGGAACCGCAGCCTTCCGGCTTCTCGTGGCTTCAACCGCATCTCGAAGATGCGGATGGTTAGCCAAAAGGAGCCGTACATGCTGCGCGGAAACTCTATCGGATGCCTCTGAGAGGTCAAGTGTCGCGAGGTTTGCACCCCGTGACCCGAGTCGTGCCATTGCCCGATTAGGGCCTTGGTCGTCGAATCCGATAAATCCAGCAAGGAGGTTATCTTGCTGAATTCGAGGGACAATGCAACCCAGCAAACCTTGCTGCATATACTGCATTGCGGTCGGCTCAATTGCGATCACCCTCGGAGATTTCGGCGTCTTAGGAACAAAGACGACCCTTACGGGCCGCTCGGTTCCAGGTTCGAGGAAGTCCACATGGCTATCAGCACCTTCACGGTGCCCGTTCGGAGACGCGTAAAGCGCATAGGGAAATACCCTCTCCAAGCGCAGTGGCCATTCTCGCTGATCAAACTTCGCGTTTCCACGGAGTCGGTCAGCGGTGGCCCCTGGGCCATGCTTGGGCATGATCTCATGGTTGTAGACTTGTAAGTCTACATCCGAAAAGACCTGTCCAAATAGGAGAACTGACAACCGATGGAAAGCCTTTTTGGCCTCCACCGGCGTACTTCTGTCAGCTATCCGGACTTCCTGCTCACACTGGAGGAACTTGCGTATCGCATCCTGATTCCGACGTCTGTAAGACGCCGACTCGACCTTATCAGGGTCGGGCAGGATCTTGCCGAACTGCAGCGTTAACTGCCGCACCGCCAAGATGGAATCGATACATGGGTTCTCCAGCAATCGACCAGTACCAGAGTCGAACACTCTCTCGAGGAAACCCCTTAGAAATAAGGGGAGCCCACCCTGCCAGCGAAAGCTGGTCAAGGACTGTCGAGATGTCTGACCTTCTTCGAGCCATCTTTCGAAGGCTTTTCCAAAGGCAGGCAAGGTGATGCTAAGAAACTCATCACCCTCGTGTTCGACTCGCCTCTTGACCGTTTTATAGTCAAGAGTGGTGCTAGCACAACACCAGGTCGCCGCTTCCGCGGCAACCTCCTTCCAAAGCAGCATCAGGCTTTTCACCGTTGCCCCCTTTCAAGGAGGCTAGCGGATCCGTAGCTTCATGCAGCTTCCTCGTCCCCTTCGACATAGTCGATAGAGGATCCCTGTTGTGCCGTAGGGAAGAGACCTAGATCAGGTCTCGCCTCCAAGAAGCTTGGAGACTGCGGCACCCGAGCTGGCCTGAAGATAGGCCAAGAAGCCATCGATGATGAGCTTCAGCTCTGCGTTGGTGTAACCAACCTCAGGCTC